TCACACGACCAAATTCGATGAACTCCGCGAGTTTAAAATAACACTCTGCTTTGAGATTGACGAACCTCTCCGGGTGAGCCGCTTTCGACCCGTTTCGGAAACCTCGGGTTCCTTTGATTATATCGCAGACACCTCCGCCGACACCGTCCTCATCGATGATGATATTGCCGAGTTTCACATATTTGAGATTTGCAAGGTTCTTAATGGCGTCAGCGACCTCGGTGATACGTTTACGCCTCAACTCGACGACTTGAATCAATGAGAGTCCCTTCCACAATCCGATGACCGACCTATCTTTTCCGAGTCGGGCGATGTCGGCCGTGATAAACAACTCACCAGTCTCATCGGGTTGACGAAAGCATCGGAGCACATCGTCGGTGTTGAATAGCGCATCGTTTGAATCGTCAAAATTCCAATCGCCATCGAGCAACCTCTTGCGGTCAACCTCGGGCAATTTGGAGAGGGTTTCGATGTACGATGACGGGAGATGCGGGTTGTCGATTGCACGCGCTTGAATAAAGGCCATATAAGGAGGCAACTCGCCAGTTGTCCAAGGAGAATAAAACTCGTTATATAACCAACCTTTTGACGGGTTGCAAGTGAGGAGTCCTTTGGGTTGCAAATTATACTCGTTTAACTTGAACCTGACGCGACTCCGCACGATATCGACCGCTTTCTTTGACACTTGCGAACACTCGTCGATGTAGAAATCAGTGACCTCGAGCGACCCAAGTGAATCGAAATTCGCGTCGGAAGGGTAAGCGAATAAATCCTTGAGGAGAATCTCGCTCCCGTTGGCAAATTGGATGACGTTCGATTGCGCGTTGAATTGATAGTGCTTGTTGGCGACAAGTCCAAACATTCCCGCGACCTCGAAAAACGTCTTTAAAGTGGTCTTTTTTAACGTGTCGAGTTTAGAACGACCTATCAGTCCCCTCGTCCCTTTATATTTCAACCTCCGTTGAATTTGCCAAGCGCACCCGATGAACGATTTTGAGCCGCCCGCTCCTCCTCCGAACAATACAAGTTCAAAAGGCGAGTCGGTCGCCAGTGCTTTCAGACACTCGAGTTGTTTGGGGAGGAATTCAATCATCGGATAAACCAACTATTTTCCTTTAACCGGGTCAACTGACGGATATACTTTTGGTGTGACACGCCGATGACGGATGAAATATGACTTGCGATATTGATTCCCTCCGAATGCAGTCGCATCAACTCCGATGTGGCCTTGTCAATCGAAATCATTCTCTCACTGGCGTACTTGACGAGTCGCTCTTGATGCAAGTCCTGAATCAGTTGAGCATTGAGGGCGTGCTCCTTGCGACCCATTTTCGGCGGTTCGAGGTTCATCAGTTCCCTCTCGGTCATTGCATCGTCCTTGACGTCAATTAGGTTGTCGAACTTAGGCATACTTTGGTATATATGAGGCCATTCAAATATAGGCAATCGGCAACTCTGTCCATTGTTTCGCGGATATCGTTATCCGTCACATAAAGGTCGGCAATGTTCGTTCGACAATGGATGATGAGCGCGTGATTGTACTTGTTCGCGAAATATGACCCGACTTGCAACAACGTGAGTTTCTTAGTTCCGACAAGTTCAGCACACGCGCAAAAAATGACCATCTGCCTCGACATAACCTCGCGCCGTTTCCGACTGGTTGTCTCGCGAATATCCTTGACACCCGTGAACATTGTGACACACTCGCAAATGTGGTCGATAGTCGCCTCGATGCTTTGCTCCTCGGCATCGAATTGCGCGATTCGAAGGGCAACGTCACAACGAACCTCAGGCATCAGCATCGGATGCATCGCGATGAGTGCGCGTTTATGGTCGCGATGGTTGATAAGTGACAAAATAGTTTCGATTGTATTCATTTTTTTTATGTTAATCGGTACAAAAACCCGCTTGACAACCTGACCCAGTCCCAAAGAAAAAATCACCTTGCAACCCGATTCCTTCTATATGTTTATATGACATCTCTTTTTTCCATTGTAACTTTTTTGTACCGCTCTTGTTCAACCTCTCTTGTGCTAAAAACCATCTCATTTTGAGAGGTTCATCTTCAAAATTTCTCCTTAGTTGTTGCACTGGTTTATGAAAGCAACCGACACAATTACTATCGGAGGGAAACAATAAATTTGTGCTTTTCGACCACTTTAACACATCGGGGTGAAATATCTTGCTTTCAATAAGAGGATAAGCGCATTCCCTCCATTCAATCTCGCCCCATTTATTTTTTCCGTCGGGTCTCTTGCCGATTATAGTTTTAAAAAGATTATTTTGCCGATGTGACCGCTCAATCTCATCATATCGAAAGCCGATATTCATTAGAACTTTACCATAGTTTAGATAACAATGGTCAAAAATCGGCTTCATCTTCATTTTTTGAGTACAAAATCGGAGCATCATATTGGGCAAAATGCCTCCTTGCTTTTTTATAGTTTGCTCAAAAGTGTCACCAGTGACCCAAATTATTGAGCGACCGATAAGTTGCTCCAAATCTCTCACGACATAAAGAGTGAGGTCACTTTCTGCGGTTGCGATAAAGTCATCGTCAATCTTGTCCGATACATATTTAACAATGCTTTTGTCTTTTGGTCGGCAATAGTCTGCCTCAATTCGAACTAAGGAAAAAACATCAACATCAGCACGATGATGCGCGGCCATAAAGGATGACGTTTTACCGCCCGATAAAGAATTGATTGTTTTCATTGCTCATTTTGTTTTTAAAGTAATACGATGGAATTTCACTATGTCCTAACTTAACCGATTGCACATCGTTATCACTGGCACGAATGCGCTCGGCGACTTTTGTGAGACTTTTATTTGTGCCTCCCCAGTTCGACGAGTTGTAAATCATCACGACATTGCTACCGAAGTCAATCCGTTCGAATTCGGGACGAGTCGTCGGGTCAAGCAGTACAACAAGCGCGTAGTCTTTTGAATAATGTCTAAAGACATCAAGTCCCCCGGCACTGAAACCAATCAAAGCGGTTGTTGATGGGTTGTGCTCAACCACTGATTGTTGACCGTACTTATAAATGAAAATTTCAAAGTGCGACCACATCGATTCGGGTATCTGCTTATGCATCCATTGAGGCGTCGCGTAGTGCATACCACACCAAATGATAATTGTGCAGAGTGCGTTCATTTCTCACCTCCTTTGTATGTTTCGTTGTAGTAATCTTGAAAAGATTTGTGTTGAAATGCTGACTCTGTTAAAACTACCCATTGATTCGTCAAACGACTTTCATCAAATGCTTCTCCCATCTGTTCACGCTCCATCTCAAGAGCACGATGATAAATCGCCTCCCAAATATCAGCGGATTCACTATCCTTGTCGAACGTCATAACGTCCAAAAGTCGGAACATATATTCGACTGCGGTCTCTTTACTCATTTTCGTTTTTTTTAGCGTGATATAATGATTCCCAAATAAAACGAGAGCACACTGGGCACTTGATTTGAATCTCGCCCTTATCAATGCGCTCAATAGCATCATCGATAAAGTCGCGATAACTCAAGTCCTCAGGTTCCCGATGCGGGCATTTAGAACGGGAGGTCGTTACCACTTTCATCGGACTCAACTTGTGGTTTCGGTTTGATTTCGGTCGTCTCGACTTTCATCGATAGGAACTTTCCGTTTTTTCCCTCCTTAACCCAAGCAACGAGGTTGTAAAGGTCGCCGCCTATTTTGATGTTGCCGCGATAGTCGGGTTGTTTATCCTCGGTCTTTTTGGTGTTGCGGAACAATGCTCCGAATTTCTCTTGTGGTTCAAAATTGCTCATCTTTATTGATTGTTTATGTGATTACTTACTATATGACAAATGTCTTTATTGGTCACCTCACTCAGTCGGCGAAGGTGTTTGTATTGAATCGCGTCAGGTCGTTCAATCCAACGATAGATAGTCCAACGAGACACCCGGAGTTTCTTTGCACACAAGTCCCGCGTTCCGAATTCGTCAAGTATGAACTCCTCGAGTTTATTTACTTTTTGCATTGTCAATTGATTTATGTCGTCACACATTAGGCGTGTGTTACATTTGGCAAAGATATGTAAGTTATTCGCTACATCGAACAAAGTTGACAACTTGCGACATAGATATCGAATTGAGTAAACACCTCCCCATATGGCAACGATTTGCAAGCGGATTGATGCGCGACCGGGTGAAGGGTGATGACCTACTTTCGGAGACAATGCTCAAGATACTCGAGAATCAGGGCGACAAGTTGTGTCAACTGGCGAGTGATGGCGGCCTATTCGCATACGTCAACCGTTCACTTTATTTGATGGCAATCGACAAGTCAAGCCGATACGGGACAAAATACCGCTCGTTTGAGTTAAGGTGGATAAGCGAGTCAACCGCTCACGAAAAGGAACGCGATGCTCCGTGGTTGGGAAGCCGACTCGATAATGAATACTTGGACGCATATATCTCAATGATGCCCGAACTCGATGCCACAATGCTCCGACTTTATATGATGACCGATTTCAGTTATCAAAAATGCTCCGATGAGACGGGAATCGAGGTCAAGACCCTTTACAAGTTAGTAGAAAAAGCAATCAACAAAATCAAACGCAATGTTCAACTTTAACGTGCCCAACACCGTCCGAAAGGAACGATTCGAAACTTGTCGAGGGTGCAAATACTACAAAGAGCAAACGCATTCGTGCGGGACAAAGTTCATTGGCAACAAAATTGACGAACAAGATGACGAGAATGTCGTGACATACTACCGACGGAAAGCGAGACTCTGCGGTTGCGATATGCGACTCAAGACGTGGTTGAGATTGGCCGAGTGCCCGGTCGGAAAATGGGGAAAATACAAGTTGACCGATGACGATGTCGAACAACTCAAGACGTTCCTCAACTCATTGCCCAAGACGGGAAGTCTCAGCGACCCGAAAATCATCACCGAAATCACCAAGTGGTTCAACAAGATGAGCGACCAACGAATCTCGTGCACCAGTTGTAACGCAAAGACGATTCTCAGTGAATTAAAACGACACATCAACGAAAATGAATAAGTATCTTGCAAAAAGTCGAGTCTCGTTCGATTACGACGGGGTTCTCACAACGCCACAAGGCAAACGACTCGCGAAATCACTCCTCGCGGACGGAATGGAGGTGCTCATCCTGACCGCTCGCAGAAAATCGGAGGGTCAATCCGTTTTTAACTTAGCCGACCGACTTGGAATCAGCAGGGCAAAAGTGATTTTTACCGAAGGAATGGACAAGTACACGTTTGTAATGAAACATCACATCGGGACTCACTACGACAATTCCAAGGAACAAGTCGACAAGATTAACGCAAGAGCACCACACGCGAAAGCAATACTATTTAAGGCCGATGATTATATTTAGTACAATCGCCTTTATCGTTGGCATATGCGCCGCGATTGGCATAGTTCAAGGAGTAAACGAATTAAACAAACAAGACTAATGCCTTTACCACAACCAAAAGCAAACGAGGACAAAAGCGAGTTCATCGGTCGTTGTATGGCCGAGACAAAAATGATTTCGGAGTATAAAGACCCGAAACAACGCTATGCAGTTTGCCAAATGCAGTGGCAAGGGCGTTGAGTTATTGACATTCGGCCGAAAGCACATCCCGAAAGTGCGATTTCGTCACCGATGAAACACCAATGTTTTCGGGGAAAATGCAGTTATTGACATTATATGAATCATCAAAACTCTACACTCAAAAAGGCGATGGTCGAAGCGATGCGAAAGTCGCTCGGCATCGTATCAACGGCGTGTCGAGAGGTCGGCATCGATAGAAGGACTCACTACAACTGGTTGAAGGATGACCCGGAATATAAAGAGGACGTTGAGAATATCGGAGAGGAGGTGATTGATTTCGCCGAGTCCAAGTTGCACACCCTGATTGATGGCGGTGACGTCGCGTCGACAATTTTCTATCTCAAGACCAAGGGCAAAAAACGCGGTTTCGTTGAGAGAACCGAATTAACCGGGAACGAGGGTCAACCCATTATTCATATTGCCGCCAATTTATGAAGATAACCGTTCCCCAAAATTACAACGACATCACGCTCGGAGAGTTCGTGCGTTATCATTCATTGAAGTCCGACGTCGAGAGAGTGATGCTCATCACTGGCGCATCAAAAAAGACCGTCGAATCGTGGCAAGCATCGACAATCGAAACAATCGTAAACGAATACTCGACCGCTTTGGACAACGGTGCTCCCCGACTTGACTACGTCGTGAAGGGTGACACCGACCTCGGGTTCGTTCCTGATATCGACGCTCTATCACTCCGCGAGCACATCGACCTCGACACATACGCGCAAGCGATTTGGAAGGACAAGGAACAAATCGACTACTCTCACCTACCGAACTTGATGGCGGTGCTTTACCGCCCGATAAAAAGTCGGTTCGGCAAACACTACGAACTCCAGATATATGACGTTGACCGGGTCAAGTATTATATGGATGCGGTCAAGTCGCTCACGATGGCGCAAGTTCACGGTGTGTTGGTTTTTTTTTCGACTATTCTAAGCGAATTGGTGCAAAGTTCAGTGGCCTTTTTGGAGGAGGAGACGACGATGATGAGGAACCAATTGGCGCAAATGATATGAACCGATGGGGATGGATGAATATCATCGAGACACTCACCGACCGAGACATCACGAAATTCGATGCGGTGCTCAACCGACCAGTGTATGAGGTGATGACACACTTGAGTTATATGAGGGATTACAACGACACACAACGACAACGAATAAAAATGCAGAGCAATGCTTACTAAGACAAGTTATAATATAGTGATTGAGCGGTTCAAGGCATTCGCCGATGGGCACTATCTCATTCGCAGATTCTCACACGGTCAAATCGACGTGACCGACATCGTTCAAGATAACGAGTACCCTTGGATGCACGTCGTTCCCGTATC